CCAGTAGTTTCCGCCACTACCTTAATATCTTCCTTTGTGGGTACTTCTTGTTGATTCTCTGTCCCTAAAACATTATCAATATGTATTTGCCCATCCAGAGGAGCATCACCATTACTATCAACATGTTTAAAGTTGCTTTTCTTTTTCTCTACTGGAGCACCGACCCTTGCAGTAGTTTCATTATTTTTCAAAGTATATAGATACTCATATCGGCCTTTGTTACTTATCTTACTTTCGATGAGCACGCCTTTACTTTTCAACTCTTTCCACACTCTTCTAAAGGCGGTTTCCCCATAGCCACTAATGGATTTTATATGTTCTCTTTTAATAGAAAAGTTATCTATGGTAGATAAGTATTGAAGCTTTACATAAAGGCCTAGAGCCTCAAGTGATAGGTTAAAATCAAAGATTATTGAATTGTTTATTTTAGTAAATCCTTTAGTAGCCACGGTACACCTCCTTTGTTTAAGACTATTTATCGAAATATTGAGGATTATTAATTCCATTTGCAACACACTCATGATTTAACTTAAAAAATTCATCACTTGTGATTGCTTTTAATTCATGAGCCATCTTTATCGCACCGTAAACCTCATACAAAGCACACTGAGCTGATAAAGAAGTTTTAGCATATTCTATTTTTTTCATAAGACCATCAAACATTGATTTTCCTCCTAGTAGTTTATTTTGATTCCTCTGTCATGCAATATCTCCATAGCTTCCCAGAAATCAAAAGCATCTTTATCCGTTGTGAAGTCGCATTCTTTCAAATCATTAAAATCTATAACGCTATTATCTAGTCCCTTTTTTAAAACATCTTTAAATTCCAATGTATTGTCGCCTCCTGTTTAACTTTGTTTTACTTTATGTGCTTATTGTATGCCTTAATTACGTAACTGTCAACGTTTATTACGTAATTAAATATTATTTTTTATTTTACACGTAATTGTGATATAATATAAATATAATATTGCGGAGGTGCTTTATGAGAAAGAAGCTAACAATAATGGTTGAAGAGGAATTGACAATTGAGTCCAAGAAAAAGTGTATAGATATGGGTATATCGTTAAGCGATTTGGTTAATAGGCTGTTAGAAACTTATCTAGATCAACAAAACAAAGACTCCAAAGAGAATTAATCTCTAGGAGTCTTATTTTTTTATTTAAATTTCTACTTGACAAAGCGACCACAAACCCATTATTTTATAGTATACCTTTAGGTATATAGTAGTTGCTATATAGATATTGTTTATATAGTCTTATTAATAAAGTTTTATTATATATAGTCTTATTAAGTATGTATGTTATCCACATGTTGATAATGAACATATGATTATTGATATGTTGGTAATAATATGCTTAAATAAAAATGCCCCCTGGCATCATATCCAAGGAGTACTATTTTACT